GTGTGGGCGCAAGAGGTGTAAACATCGTCACACTACCCGGAGCTTTAGATCCACCGGTGGTGCAGAACTTTATTTTTGTATCGGACACCTATCGGTTTGTGATTTGCTTCGGATCTAATGATGTAGGTTCAACCACACAAGATCCTATGCTCATCCGGTGGTCTGATCAGGAATCAGTAACTGATTGGTCACCTACTGCCGCCAATCAAGCGGGTTCTATTAGGTTGTCACATGGTTCTAAAATCATCACGGCAGTGCAAACCCGTCAGGAGATTGTAGTCTGGACAGACACGTCTTTATATTCACTTCAATACCTTGGCGCACCATTAGTCTTTGGTGTCCAGTTATTGGGTGACAACATTTCCATCATGGGTCCAAATGCTGTGGCTATTGCTTCTGGCGTGGTCTACTGGATGGGCAAGGATAAGTTTTACAACTACTCAGGTCGGGTTCAAACACAGAACTGTGACCTTCGTCGGCATGTTTTCCAAAACATCAACCTATCCCAGAATGAACAAGTATTCGCCGGGACGAATGAACAGTTTAATGAAGTCTGGTGGTTTTACTGTTCCGCAGATTCTACGACGGTTGATAGCTATGTCGTCTACAACTACCTTGAAAACCTTTGGTATTACGGGTCTATGCAGCGTACAGCATGGATTGATGTTGGACTGAGAGACTACCCGCAAGCGGCAACATACAGCTACAACCTTGTGGATCATGAGCGCGGCAATGATGACAATGTTACGGGCACCGCAGCGGCAATTAACGCCTATATTGAATCAGCCGAGTTTGATATTCAAGATGGTCATAATCTTGGGTTTGTGTACCGCATACTTCCTGATTTAACTTTTGATGGGTCAGATACGGGTTCTCCGCAAGTAACCATGACGCTTATCCCGATGATGAACTCGGGTTCTGGTTATAACAACCCACAGTCGCTTGCTGGATCATCATCAGCAACCGTTGCTAGAACATCAACCACAACGATTGAACAGTTCACAGGACAGGTTTATGTCCGTGTGCGTGGCAGACAGATGATATTCAAGATAGAGTCTAATCAGTTAGGTTGTGCATGGCAGTTGGGTGCGCCACGAATTGACATCAGACCGGATGGCAGGGCAACTGGACAGGGTGCATGAGCTTAATTGTCACAACAAATTATGAGTTTACAGGGGTTGTTGCGCCTAACCTTCCTATGGCGCCGCAGGAATATTCTGCGCTTTACCAAGACCAGTACAGTAATGTCTTGCGTCTGTATTTCAACCGTCTTGATAATTTTCTGGCGAATCTTATGGCTACCACTTCAACGATCCCAGTAACATTTCCGGGGACGTACTTTGATGCGTTTGGTCGGCAGCGTGTAAGTCAGCCTTACACCCTTTTTGATAGTCAGAATAGGTATGCCGCCGACAATCAATTTGATGTATCAACTACAGGAACCGGTACAACTACTTTTCTCCCTAACGAAGCAGCCGTCAAGATGGAGGTTACTGGCGCGGGTGTAGGTTCAGTTACCCGTCAGTCTTATCGGTCCTTTCCTTATCAGCCGGGGAAGGGCTTGTTGGTGCTTGCAACCTTTGTGATGGATAGCAGCCAAAGTTTAAATCTAACGCAGCGGGTTGGTTACTACAACGACCAAAACGGCGTATTTTTTCAAAGGGTGGATGGTACTTATTCGTTTGTTCTACGGTCTTATGTTACAGGCACGGCTTCCGATGCAAGGACCGTAAGCCAAGCCGATTGGAACGGCGACAAGTTAGATGGTACAGGTGAGTCGGGGTTTACGCTTGACCCAAGTAAGGCGCAGATTCTCTGGATGGATTTTGAGTGGCTTGGTGTTGGATCAATCCGCTGCGGGTTTATTATTAATGGTCAGTACATCGTTTGCCATACGTTTAATAATGCAAACGACATCTCCAACGTTTATATGACCACGGCTATTTTGCCGGTTAGGTATGAGATCAGCACGGTTACATCAGCCGTTGCTGCCAGCATGAAGGCTATTTGCTGCTCGGTTGTTTCCGAGGGTGGGTTTGAACAGACCTCTATTGACCATGTAGCAAGGCGCACCACATCGTTTACCAATATTGATACAGCAGCGTTTTATCCTATTGTGTCCATCCGTCTTGCTTCAGGACGCACTGGGGCGGTGGTGCTCCCAAACCGTACACAGTTTCTGCCGCTAACCAGCCAGAACTATGAAGTGGCGTTAATAAAAAACACCACGCTTACTGGAGCAACTTGGGCGGCGACTGTGCCGTCTGATTCCAATGTTGATTATGATGTTGCCGCTACGGCGATGAGTGGCGGCACCATTGTTCAAACAGATTACGTCACATCCACAGGCAGTGGCGGTACGGTTAATACCTCCACGGCTACGGGCTATAACTGGGACTTACAACTTGGTGCAACCATCTCAGGTACAAGTGATATTTATACGCTAGGTGTAAGGACTGTATCTGGTGCGACTAAAGGAGATGGCGTCGGGTCCATTTCCTTCTATGACTTAACCCAATAAAATGGGCTACTTAGCGGAGTAAATCATGGATGAAGAGTTAGAGTATTCATACGGAAGCACAATCCCTTCTGTAAATGAAATAGATCCATCCACTGATCCAGAGATGGCAAAACTTTTACGTCAGCAAACGACAGTGCTTGGCGGTGAAAACGCTTTGGGGAATATAGGACCACAAGGTGACACAGGGTTGCCTTCGCTTGATTTATCAAATGCTGCAAGTTCATCTAATTTTTTATCCCGGTTATTCAGTGGGTCTATGACATCCGGCGATAAGGCCGGAACCCTTTTAGGGTTGGGTGCTTTAGCGATTGCTCAGTCCTTAGCCAATAAACCACCAACGATCAAACAACCTGTCTACAAACAAGCACCTGTTTATAACCGTGCTTTAACCGCTCCGATGTATGGGTTAGGTTATTTAAATCCTCAAACCGGCAAACAAGTTGGTCAGGGTATGCCGTTGTTCTTTAATCCCAACCCTTTTCAGTTTGATCCGACAGAAGCAGCCAAACGCTACGGTCCATCTCCAGAACAAATTGCTGCGGGACAGCAAGTCTATCAACAACAAATGGCTGATCTGTACACACCAAGATCAGTGCCGGATGTACAAATGACAGGTTCTCCACTTGTTCAGGCAAATCAACCTACAACCACACAGCCTGCCACACAACAAGCTGCCATGACAGTACCCGCAGAAACCGGCATGGCCGGTGGTGGTTTCCTTAAAGGAAGAGGCGATGGGATGTCTGATGAGATCAAGGCAACCATCAATGAGAAACAACCGGCACGATTAAGTGATGGTGAGTTTGTTATCCCTGCGGATGTGGTTGCTCACCTTGGTAATGGTTCTTCTAAGGCTGGCGCTCAGAAGTTGTATGACATGATGGCGCGGGTAAGGAAAGCTAGGACAGGGAAAACAGAACAAGCGCCAGAGATTAATCCGAACAAGTTTGTATGAAACAAGAGTTAGAGTTCCACTGGCATCGTTGTAAGCCCTACATTCAGGACGCACTGGATGCTGCTGGAAATCTATTTATCTTGAGTGATGTCTGGGCTTTAGTTGAATCAGGTAAAGCCCAGTTCTGGCCCGGATTTGAATGTGCGGTAGTAACTGAAGTAAATGACTATCCGCAAAAACGTGTCTTGAATGTATGGCTGGGTGGTGGGAAACTAGAGGAAATCCTGACAATGGAACCGCATATCCGACAGTTTGCCAAGAACAGTGCATGTGATTTGATCTTGATCCAAGGACGCCCCGGTTGGAAAAAGATCTTTAAGATGAAACAAATTGGCGTCATCCTCTGTAGTGAGGTTTAAACATGAGTCTTGGTGGACCCACCCAAACAACCGTCCAGAGCCAGCCTGAGTATGCGCTGCCTTATGTGTCGGATCTTTATCGCATGGCACAGCAAAATGCGTATACACCGTATACACCGTTTGCTTACAACCGTGTCGCTGAAACCTCACCCTTGTTCCAGCAAGGCGCACAGATGGTTAGCCAGCAAGCTGCCGCTCCCGGCATCTTAGGCACCATGAATGTTGGTGGGCAACAGGTCGGTACGCTACAAGCGTACATGAACCCTTACCAACAAGGCGTCACGGATGTCGCAAAACAAGCTGCGGTAAGAGAGTTTGGACAAGGTTTAAACGCCTTAAGAGGACAGGCTGCATCACGCGGGGCTTTTGGTGGTTCACGCCAAGCCATCATGGAATCCGAACTGATGAGGAACTTAGGCTCCCAGTTAGGCAATATCCAGATGCAAGGTTCAGCAGCAGCCTTTGATAAGGCTGGTCAGTTGTATGGTGCCGATATAGCTAGACAACAGCAAGCTGCACAGTTTGCTATGCAGACAGGGTTAGCTGAACAGGCACAGCGGCAGGCTCAACTTGATGCTTTGTATGGGGAATACGAAAGACAAAGGACGTACCCCCAGCAACAAGCTGAAGCCTACCGCAATATCATCTTTGGTCAGCAGATGCCCGTTACTTCTTCTCAATACCAAGCCCCGGCTAATCCCTTATCTCAGATCGTCGGGATTGGCTCTCTCCTTTATGGAGGGATGAAATGAACATCATCAAAGTACAGCAGACGTTTAAACGTCTTCCTGATGAGAAGGTTGCGGAGTATGTCCGCGATCCTGCGCTTGGGTTTATTGCGCTTATGGAACTTAATGAGCGTAAGAAAGAAAGAGATAGTTATCAGGCACAGTCTCAACAACCTGATGTTTCTTTAGCAGAGCGTATCCCTCAAGAGTTGGGGATCATGAGCGGTGCTGCGCCTTCTGCGCCCCCGCCAACGATGCCCGCTATACAACCACAACCCATGCAACAACCTATGCAACAACCCATGCAGCAACCCACGCAGCAACCGGTTGGCATGGCTGGCGGCGGGATGGTTTCGTTTTACAACGGTGGGGATATTGATAGCGAGGTTGAAAGACTTCGTAAGTTAGCTGAGGCGAGGGTTCCGGAGGATACAACAGACACGGCACGGGTTAAAGCTTTAGCACAAGCTAGACAACAAGCACCGACAAGGACCACAACAGCCACCCCTGCGGGGACTGCGCCGGGATTGAGTTCGTTATTTGCCCAGATCCCCTCAGAGTTCAGACCCCCTACGCCTGAGCAAGAAGCTGAATCTAGGCAAAAATTCCTTGCCGAGCGAGAGAAGGAATTACCGGATCGAGCATCGGGTTTAATGGAAGCGTATATCAAAAACCTCGAGGGTCGACGCACC